AAAAAAACCCGGATATCCGGGTTTTTTATAATTTGGATTTTTTTACAATCCTAGTCGGCCTAATCCGCCGCCTACACCAGCTGCCAATGCACTGCCTAGGCCTGGTCCAGTTGGAGTTTGGATTGCATTATCAAACTTAACATTCATAGAAATAGTAGCAGGATCATTTGTACCGTAGTTTAAATCACCGTAGTCTACCTGACTAATGAAGCAACCGTATAACTGCCATTCTTCTAGAACGTTTGGTGTAGCTACACCGTTACCACCGTCTAATACTTCAAAACGCATTACAAATTTATAGTTTGCTCCGCTGACTGCACTAGCCTGCTCTAAAAAGTCAAACTGCTTTTGAATTTGTTCTGCAATTAATCTTGCAACGTTACCGCCGGCATCGTCACGGAAGTTGATTGTAGTTTCTTGCCATTCTGGCTTGCCTTGTAAGTATACTTTACTGTTGTAAACGTCAATGGTAATTGGGTTAAAGTTAACGCTTGGACGTTTAATATCCATCACTTGCTTAGTAAGTTCTACTCTATCAGCACTAATGCCGAAGTTTTCAAAGCTTGCACGGAAGCGATATTTTAACTTCGGCATTAACATACCTTGACTAGTAGCACTTTGGCTAGTAGACAGAGGTACTGTAAATTTTGTTAGTGATGCTACTGACATTTTATTCTCCTGTTACTATTATTTATCATATAAACCAACCAACTGGGAACCGTGGTTCCCAGTTAAACTCCTACTTAATTAAACTCCTGCTTCAATATCGCCAGGATTCTTTAAGCGAATTGGAATGTAGATAAACTCAACATCCTTCATTGGCTCAATTGCAATATCAACGTATAGTTCATTACGTGCAATACGATCAGGTGTGTTGTTTGATGAATCGCAAACAACTAGATAATCATATACGCCACGCTTTGCTACTAAATCGTTTAATGCGCCTTCAATAATTTGTTTAAGTTGATCACGTGTAATCTTGTCGTTTGGTTCGAACAAGAATCCGTTGCCTACACCAGCTAAAATTGTACGAATGTAATTAACTAATCTAGCTACATTAATACGATCCAACGAACTTGGGAACGGATTACGTGTCTTTTGTCCAAAACAAACTAAACCAACACCTGGTAACACTGTCATTGGGTTGATGTTAATTGGATACATAGCATCACGCAGTGACTGATTAATACCTGTCTGAATAAAGGTTGTTACAGAACCGCTTGTGCTTAGGAATCCGATGTTGGTAGCGTTATCAATCAGGCCTCTACGTGTACCAGCTGGTGGGAACCACTGGAAGCTTACGTTATCACTGCGAATAAAAGTACGCAGTGCCATGTGACTTGCTGGCTGAACGATTTCGTTACCTTGCACATCTGTCGTAGCACATGCTGGATAGAACACACCCAAATATGGATCTGCTGTTGTTAAGCCGTCGCCATAAACACCAGCTATGCCTTCGCTCCAGTTAGTTAACTGAATAACATTTGCTGGCAAGTTCAATGGTGTGTCGCCGATAACAAATGCTGTGTTACGACGATCGTTGTTTAACGCCACCATGTCTGAAATTAACTCAGGATATCCAGGAGCACAAATTAAACTAAAGTCAAAACGTTCTTCACGAATTTCTGTACTAGCTGTTAGTGCGCCACGCATCGCAGTAACTATCATTCGACGTTGTGCTTGGCGTCCCATATATGGGCTGCCGTTATTTTTATTACCACTGGCTGTTACCCATGTAGCAGGTACATCAGGTAATGCATCGTCTGGGAAATTTGTTTCTGTGAATAGATTACTTACATATCGTTTGATATTGTAACCACTACGACGTGTGTTAAACAACAGTGTTCCACGTGGGAATAGTTGGTAATTTGGTGCATCAAGATCTGTATAGTTGCTTTCTAGCAGACCGGCGATATCTGGCAGATCTCCTGTTACAGGATCAGTTGTACCATCGCTATCCCAACGTGCATCAGCAAACACGATACCATTTTGGCTAATTGCATCTGTATTGTCAATAGCGATAAATGATACGCCATTATATCTGTAGATGCTTGGGAAATTTTCTAAATCACCAGTATCAATCCATAAATCGCCTGCTACCAATGCTGTACCATCTGTTTGTAGTGTTGGCTCGCTGGCTGACAAAATAGGACCATCTGGGTTGGTATTTTGTAAGTTGTACCCTCTAGCATCGTTAGGAACATTACGATACCCCTTCCAACCATTAGTTTCGCAAACCAAAATGTCCACGTCTAACGGATTTCCGTAATACCATAGTGTACCGTCTGCTGGAGCTTCGTATGGCTCTGTTGTGCTGTAGGTGTAATCAAGTTCAGCAAAGTTGCTTAATACCAACTCAGTGCCACCTGGGGTGCGAGTACGAACTCCGGTTGTAGAGGAAGTAAATCCTGCTGTAGTTAACGCTGTTCCACTAGCATTCGACAAGTAAATTACTCCACCGGTTCTGTGAATAATAGTAATTGCGCCGTTGCTTTCTAATCTCGCACTTACATTAGGAATGTTTCGTGACAGGATAGCTGCAACAAATGCTGCGCTAGTTGTGCCACCGACTGCAAATGTGTAACTGGTTGCAGTGTTACTTGCAGGTTGTGTTACACGCATTGTAATTGTGTGCGCTGAATTAAAAGACGGGGTGCTTGTGGGAACCGTACCTGTTTTTGACACAGCACCGGCAACCTCTCTCACGAAGAATTTCATCGACAATGCATCTTCGTCTCTTACATCGTACTGTACAAACACAGATCCAGCACCAATGCCGTTACCGCCACCAGTAGCATCTAGTCCGTAGATGGCAGCTTCTTCACTTTCGTATAAAGGAGCTGCTAATGTTGTCCAGGTGTCCGATGACGAACTGTAAATTTTAATTGCTAAACTGGCGCCGTTACCTGTAGCTGTAGTTTTTAAAAATATGCTGCCTGATGGACGCGGCACAGTGTCAGACGCTCTCCAACTTGGAATCTGTACGTATGTTCCATAAGTTAAAATAGGAGCAGCATACACATTGTCGGCGCCAATTGCCGCGGCTTCTATACCAAGCTCAAGTAACACGTCTAGACTGCCTGTGCCGTTTGTAATTGATAACTTACCATCAGTTACTGAACCATTACTCTGGGCTGCACTGGTAACAAAAATATTTAATTTACTATCGGAACTAGCCGCAGCAGTTACACCAGTAAGGCCAACTGCGGAATTAATTGCAGTGACCACGCTTGCCAAGTCTGTACCACTAATAGTTACATTAACATTATTAATTTTTAATATATTAGTACCAACGGTCAACGTAGGACTGGCTTCTGTGCCTGTGACTGCTGGCCAACTTTGTTGCCACGCTGTTGTGCCTACTCTGACCCATGTATTACTAGCATCTTTATACCATACAAAATTAGCTGCACCATTTGTGGTGTCATCAACAGCTACAACGGCGTATGACCCAATGTCGCCTACGTTTGTTTTAGGAGAGTACGGAGGCCCTACAACTAAGTCGTCTAAGCTTGTTAGTACTAACGGAGTTTTAATTGTAAAAGTTTCTTCTACTGCATCCCATTCATTGATACCAAAAGAACTATTAGCCAAATCAAACCAATAAATTCCGTTTGTTACTGCTCCAACTGGGCGTACAGAAGTTGCATCTAATTGCCCAAGATCAATGTCTGCTCTAATTGCATAAATTCTATTACCAAGACCCATGGCGCTATATGCAGCCATAAGTCCATATTCATTTTGTTCATTGCCATGCAGTGGAGTGCCAGCTGCGCTTTGTTTAAAAGTAGGATAACCCATAGCTGCAACAAGTTCACGTTGACTTGTAAATGCTTGTAGTTTTCCTGCGTTCGTTGCTGTAGTACCATCAGCAATCGTGCCATTGAAAATTTTGTCTTGTTCGGTTGCAAAAACAACCAGCGGTACTGTGCCCACCGCGCCTGGTACGTACTGACTTTCGTCGGTAACTGTAATTTCTAGTCCTGGAGATACTAATGCCATGGTATTTTTCCTTTACAATACATGTTGTAGATATTTATTTAGAATACCATAAAATGGGTGCTTATCATGCCCTTTCGAAAGGTTTGCATATAAATATCTACATGAATAGACCACTCTGTGCCGCTTGTAACGGTAATCCAGCAGCAATAAACTACCGTTCTGGGGATAAGATTAGATATAGGAAAGTCTGTGACAGTTGCCTGCGTAAAGGCAAGAAGGGAAAGACTACTGTATCAGCTTGGCAACGTGCCGGCTACACAAAGAAGAACGCTTGTGAAAAGTGTAATTTTAAATCAAAACACCCGGAACAACTTTTTGTGTTTTATCTTGATGGAAATCTTAAAAACAACGATTGGTTAAACTTAAAAACTGTTTGTGCAAATTGCAGAATCGAAATTAACCGATCCAAGACTACTTGGCGTGAAAGCCCGCTAATAGCAGATCATTAACTTTTGTATACAATTCTCCAACAGTGCCATTGTTCTCAAGTTCATGGTTAAATGTTTGTCCTATCCAAGCCCATTCGCTGTGATGCACAGCTGGATATTGTTGTGGCATAAGCTGCCCGGCATCCTCTAACAACCATTGCCGATCTTCGTGTGTGGTGTTTTCGCGTAGGGCACAATCGTACCATTCAGGAAGTTCGCCCCGCTTGACCCAAACGCATGTGCCGCCATGTTTTCTAATTGCTTTTATTTCGTTGGGAAATCTAACATCGCTAATAACAATATCTTCGGTAGTTTTACGTAGCCTGTTTTCTAAACTGGCTATCCAGATGTCATTATGGAATCCGCGGCGGCATACTTCTGTGCCCCAAAGTTGAAGCATATAACGGGGTGTAAGGCGCGGCATATCTAGGCGTTTTGACCACCATGGATCCACTTGTTCTCGCCATTCTCTAGCCTCAGGAGTCAATCCTTCTAGCAGTTCTCTGTCCCACCCAAAAACTTGGGCCACTGCATCTTTGAGTGTGCCGGCAAAACTATCTCTAACAAAACCGTGCTTGGCCACTAGATAATTGGCTACTGTGTCTTTACCTGAACCAATGAACCCTGTAATTCCTATGATCATAAAAAATGCCCCTTACAGAGCATTATATTTTATTTGTTGCTAAAAGTCAAACCCCGTATTTGTTCTTTTTCTTTGCGGCTACCGGACTTGCTTTATTTGTTGATTTTAATTCTTGACTACGTAAGTCGCCACGATTGATGTCTTCAACATTTGCACCCACTGCTTTGTAGGCAAGGTTAAGCATGTCTTGATCCACTTTTGAGTAAGGGGCTGTGACTTTCCATTTTCCTACCCAGGATTCTTCGTCAACATCTGGCATAGTTTTACCGTCTGTACTAGCAACTGCCAGTCCTAGACGATACAGAGTGTAATCTCCGTTCCATTTTTTACCATCAGAGAACTTGTTCAATCCTCTAGTGGGCAGGCGCTGTCTATCTTTGAGATCGCCCATTGTTTCATTAATAATGTCTCTAATTTTCATT